GTGTCTCCGGCGTAGGTGTTTCCGGCGCTGATTTGCCTTACCGTATCAGCGGGATAATTCCCTACTTCAGCGATCTGGCGGAGGGTGTCGGCGGTGTAGGTGTTCGGGACGGCCTCTTCTTCCCATTGGTCTATCCTGGTGATAATCCAGGTGTCGCCGCTGGCTTTGGCCTGGTTGGGCTCTTCCGTGGCAACCAAAATTCCGGTCCCGATCGTCGCTGTCGCGTCAATCCCGCCATACCAGTAAAGTTTTTGAATCGTGCCGGTTCCTTCTCCGGGGCTTAATGTGGAGACCGACGAAATTTCGTCGGTCTCCACATCGTATTTGTCCGCTACGATTTTCCGGCCTGCTACTGTCCCGCCGATCTCCCATTCGATGTAGGCGATCCGGTCCTCGTAATCGAACATCGGGTAGGTGCTGCTTCCCGGGTAAAGGTCGGAGGAGGGAAACCTCTTGATTAGAATGTTCCCCTGCTCCGCTTCTCCGATCCAGCTTTTTTTGTAATCTAAGTTTACTGTTGCCATCGGCAGGTCTCCCGGTCTCGGTTTATGCTACTGCCAGCGCCGCGTTGACCTCGATGTCTACCGAGGCATCGTTCGCGGCTCCTTCTCCGGCCTGGACGCGGGCCCTGGCCCAAAAGATCGTATTCGTCGCTCCGATTTCCGAGGCGAAGTCAAGATGGGCTCCCCAGGACATTGGTGTGCCGGGGCTCCCGGCGCTGTCCGGGGCCAACTGCCATTTGGTAACGTGGGTTGAATCCTCAATCGTTACCCTGGCGTGCCGCCCGCTTGCCTCTACGGTCTTATAGCCGGATTGGCAGCGCAGGGCGAGCTTGATCCATTCCCCTTCGGTGTAATCAGATCCGGGCGCTAAAATGTAGCCCGATTCGATCGGGGTTGATCCGGTGCCGCTTGAAACCAAGGTGCCGTTCGTGCCTCCGGCGGTCGGGTTGTTCATGTAAATGCGAATGTTATCGCTCATTCGTTAGCCCTCCCTCTTATCCGGGGTCTTTAGCAAATACGCCGATCGCTACCTCGATGTCCCCGATGCCGATTCTGACTCCGTCTGATCCTGTGGTTTTCGGTGTCGCTACCGCGGCTATGAATTCGACCTGGCCGGATGTTAACGCGCTCCAAATTGAAAAGTGCGTTATTTCCTGGGCGGGGTCGATTTGGGCGCCGGTCCATTCAACGGCGGGCTCTTCGCCTGCGGTGTTTAGGACGCGCTGCTCCTGGTTCGAGGGGTGCGCTGCCGGGCTGCCAAATGCTATCGGTTTCCTGACGACCGGGTCCGTATCAATCTGGGCGATGTTAGCCGTCCCTGCGGCGCCCGGGTTTCCTACGTGCAGCTGGATGTGCGGTGTGGCGCCGCCGCCTAAAGCGTCGGTTAGGACCGCGTTTGCTCTTACGTAGCTCATACTCATTCTGGATCACTCCTTTGCTTTATTCTTCCGCTTGTCTGGCCGCCTGCTTGCTTCTGTCGTGAACTTTTTTATGAAAGCGTAATCCGCCCTCGGTTTTGGCTACGAAGTTGCAGCCGGGATGGTTGCAGCGGATTCCGGGCTCGTAAATGGCCAGGGCCTGGCAGGCTTTAATTTCGGCGTAGCCGGTTTCGGTGACCGTTATGGTCCGCTCCTGCTTCGGTCCGAAAACGTATCCGGCTCTCCAAACCTGGCTTTGGCTCATGTTCACGACGGTGACCTCGGTTCTCATAATTCCACCTCAGTTAATGATCTCTAAAAATTCGCAGGCTTTAATTTCCTTAAATCGGTCGCTGGTCGCGTCGATCAGGACCGGCGAGTTCGGCATAAATAGCAGGCCCGCTCTTTCGATCGGCTTCGGGCTGGTGTTCACGACGGTTAGTTCAAATTCCCGCGGCGTCCTGGTCCGGGTTCTTGCTGTCCCTCCGCTGTGGTGTCTTATGATCTCTGCCCGGTTTTCGTGGCGGTTGTTTGTAAAGCTGTTCCATTCGCTGCCCAGGACGATCGCCCTGACTTTCGTCTTGTAGTAGGCCCGGAGCATGGACGGCTGGTCGCGGTATTTGCCGCTTCCCCATTCGGCTTGCCATGTCGCCTGGTATCTCTTTGAACCTGGCCCGCGGCGAAAGGCCCAAACTCCGCCCGCCAGAGCGATTTCATCGTCTGCTCCGACCAGCTCCCGCGTTTCGTTGTAATCCGCGGCGTCTTTATTGCGCTTCAGGTATGGGACCGTGTCCCGGCTGTTTATGTCCTTCGTGAAAACCATTTCCCAGCCTGCTTCCAGGCAGTAAAATAAATGCTCTATGCTTTCGGTTAGCTCCGTGTCCGCGTCTAAATAAATGACCTGCTTCCATTCCTGGGGTGCTAATTCGTAAGCGGCGAGCTTTGTGTTCCTGGCGCCAACTCCTGGGCTTTCATGGTTTACGTGGACGTCGGCTTCCGGGAGCGGCTTATCCGAGGCGACCGCGACCTGGGTTTCCGGCATGAATTGATTTATGCTGCGAATCAGGGCCCTGGCGCAGCGCCGGGCTGCGGCGCCGTAGGCGACGACGTATATTCCGCGGTCCTGCCTTTTGTTTCGGCGCCGGGCTTTCCCGGTTTGCTGGACCATGTCCTCGATTTCGGCAAAGGCTTTGGCGTGTCCCTCCGCCCATGCTTCGTCGGTGAACCTGGCGGTCGCTTCGCGGAGCTCTTCCGGGTCCGCTTTTGTTTCCCTGGCCCTGGTGAGGGCCTCGATCATTTTGTTGACATTTCCGGCCTCGTAGCGCTCGATTCCTGGGATGTCTGGTAGCTCGTCTAAAAGTCCTACTCCGGCCGGGATCACTATTTTTTTCCCGCAGGCGAGCGCCTCCAGCGGTGGGTATGGAATTCCTTCGATCAGGGCGGTGCAAAGCAGGATGTCGATTCCCTGGTAAAATTCTTGCAGCCGGTCGTATGGTAGCAATTTGGCCGGTATCGGCCAGCCTTTTCCGGCGGCCTGGTAATCGAATTCGCCTCCTGTTTTGGCGATCGCCTCTTTTAGTAGGGTTTCGCCTTTGCGGCCTCCCTGGTAAACGAATCCCGCTACGCCCACTTTGTTGCCGGGGCTTTTCCTGGTTTTGATCGGTTGAAACTTTTCGCGGTCGAGCGGTGGGGTAATTTTTGCTGTGGCTCCGTAGCTGGCCAGGTCCTCGTAATATTGCTGGGCTGAAGTGATCCTTAAAATCGCTTTCCGGGCCCGCTCTTCCCAGATCGCTACCTTCGCCGCGATGCAATCCTCCCGGTGCGTAAAATATGCGGCGAATGGCAGGCCCTTTAAATCGTTACGTCCGTCTAAATATGGCAATGCGTAATTTAGGCGGGCGCCCGGGTCCGGGTGGCTTGAAATGCTCCAGCCGAGCTCCTTCACTAAGATTCTGGCTTTGCGGCTTAGGATGCTGGTGTCTCCTGGCCCGCTCCGAATGATGTGGATCATCTGACCTTCTCCATTTCTGCAAAAATGCTGGACCAAATTCCCTGGCTGTTCTGCTTTCCGGTGCCGCCCTTTTTCCTGATCTTCCACTTCCGGGTGGTGTAAAAGTTGTTGCCGGTGTTTTTTGACTTGTAATCGAAAATGCTGGTGAAACTCAGGGTGAAGGGCCTCCGGTGGGTCGGGTCTCCCCAGCAGCCAATGTAGTCCTCCGCGTTTGGTAGCTTGACGTATAAAATGCCGCCCGGCCGTAAAATCCGCCAGCATTCGTCGATCGCCTTTAGAAGGTCGATGTCGATGTGCTCGAAAACGGCTTTGGCCGTAATCTGTTCCATGCTGCCGGTCCTCCAGGGCCATGGCAGCTGGTTAAGGTCCCAGACCGCGTCGATCTCCGGCCGGTGTTTCATCCGGTCGTGATTAATCCATTTGGTCGGGTCCTCAATCAGGTTGCCTGCTCCTAAATTTAGCCGGGTTTTTTGCATTTTATATGATCCACTTTTCTGCCGGTAACGGCTTGATCAGCGGTTTGGTCTCCCAAGCTGCCGCGATGAATGCGATCCTCGGGTCCCATTCGGCCTTTAGCTCCTGGTAGCGCTTGAGCATTTTGGTGGTCCTTTCGTTCGTTAAAACGAAAATCAGCCGCGGGTCGAACAGCGGTATGCGTAGGTCCCCGAGGCCCAGGTTTATGATTTCCTGCTGGCTTTTGCCTTTCATGAAGTCGCTGGCCAGCTCCTGGTATGGCCGGAAAGGGCTTATCGCTTCCCAGCGTCCCAGCCATTTGAAGCCCTGGATCAGCTGGGCGGGGCTTACCGTTATGCTTTTGTCAAGGATCGCTACTTTCCTGGCCTGCGTGCTTTCCTTTATGATCGGGTAACCGCAGTATTCCTGGCGGTTGGTCCCTTCGATTAGGATGGCTTCTGCGATCTTGGTATTCATAACTGCTGGGCGGAGGGCTTCCTCCGCCCGCCTCCGTCTTTAGGTTAATTAGCTGCCGGGTGAATCCTGGTCGACCAGCGCTACGACGGCTGCGTTTTCGTCCTCGTAGTCGGCGTCGCCCTCGATGGTCAAAACAAAATCGGTGCGGCGCGATTTCGGAATCCGGTCGCGCTCGATGGTTACTTCGTGGAAAAGTCCCCAAACCATGTTGTCCGGGTGCTGTAGCATGGCTACTCTTCCGGCGCCGGTCGGGTATGATGCGCTGCGCTCGAGCATGGGCACGTAGGTGATCGGGACGCCCTTGTAAGGTATCGGGGCTGCTCCGGTCATCGCCTGGTCCCCAAGCTGGGTCCCGCGCTTCTTGAGCAGGTTTCGGTAGGCGTTCTCGATGCTCCAATCTACGTAAATGCGCCATTCGGCTCTGTTCTGCAGGTATTGCTTCGGTACCGCGGCGATCAGGGCGTCAAACATGTTCTCGGGCCAATTATCGGAATCCGCGGGGTTGAAGTCTCCGCCGCTTCCGCCGTAAATCTTATTGGCTGCCCGCTTGGTCCAGCCGTCGGTGAGGCTTAGAATTTCGTCGGTTTCGAATGCGATGTCGGTGTTTGCCAGGAGGAACCATTCTTCCAGGTCCCGGCCTGCCGCTTCGCCGAAAAGGCTGATCAGGGTGTTTTCGAATCCTCCCCTTTCAATGTTTCGGCGCAGCGCGTTGTCCTTGATTCCGGTGATCGCCTGGAGCTCTTTGGCGATCAGTTTGTTGGTGGCGAAAACTGGTTTTACGTGTTCGCCGTCTGCCAGGTCGCGGTCAACTCCTGATGTGTCGGTCCCTGATTTCAAAATCCTCCCTACGAAGCCTACGCGGTCGATGTCGACCTGCTGGGCGTCCATTGGGATAAATCTTGCCTCCTGCAAAATCACGGTCCGGTGCTGGACCGTCTCTACGAAGCGGTCAAACTTATCGGGTGTTAAAATTCCTTCATCCAGGTCGCCTACGGTGATCGCCTTAAAGGCTGAATCCAGCCTGGCGAGCAGCTCGGCGTTGCTTAATGGGTTACCCACTTATACCGCCTCCTTTCTGGGTTTTTTGTTATGCTGAATGCAATTTGCGGCCGAATGCGTCGCGGCCTTTGACCGCTGACTTTTCAGCTGGCTCGTCCCCTTCGTCGTCCCCATCCTGGCCTTTTAGCGCTGTGGCTTTGGTGCCTCCGAGCTTTTTGGCCAGGGCTTCGATTTTATCGGTTAGCTCCGATTTCAAGGCCTCGTATTCGGCCTTGTAATCTGGCTCATCGGGTTCGTCTGGGGTGTCGCCATTTTCTTCGGGTTCCTCGGTGGCCTGGCCCTTGATCGCCTCTTCTAAAGCGGCGAATTTTTCATCCAGGCTGGCCATGCTTTCCTTGACGGCGCTTTCTACCAAACCTTTGATTTCCTCTTCTGTCATATCGCTGTCGCCTCCTTTCTGGCCGGGAATGGGCGCTTTCTTCTTGCTATTTGCTTCTTCTTCCGCTTCGCTGATCAGCTCCAGGAGCGCTTCATGTGCTGCTTTTAGCTTGTCGACGGTGGCCTTGGCAAAGCGGCGCCCTTCTTTCTCGGCCGATTCCGGGTTATTCGATGACGTTTTCCCCAGGGCATTTAAAATCTTGCCGATTAGGGTGGTGTCGGGTGCTGGCTCTTCCTCTTTGGCCTTTAATGCGAAAAACTTTGCTTTCGGGACCGCGGGCTGGTTTACTACTGAGACGTAAACCGGTACCCAATCGGGGCCTAAATCCCGGAGCAAAGTTTTCTTTAGTGCGGCGTCGGCCATCGGGTCGTCGGTGCTTTTCCCGGCGGCGATCGCTTCCTGTAAATTTTTCATGGCTGCTCTTTTCATGCCCATGACCGAATATCCGGTCAGGGTTCCTTTCTCGACCGCTTCCCAGGTTGCTTCGTCGAGGCGGCTGCCTAAAATCCAAGTCCCTTCCGGGAGGACCATGTCCTCCTGGCCGTGGACCGTCTTGACGGTCATTTCGGCTGGCAGTAGGTAGCTCTCGACCGGGCGGCCGACATTGTTGAGGGTGTGCTGAAGGTCTACGTTCTGGTAGCTTTCCATCCATTCGTGGGCTGCTGCTTCAATTTTTTCCTTGGTTACCGATTCTCCGTCGTGGTCAAGTTCTCCTGGGACCAGGACGGCGGCGTATGCGATGCGCTTTGCCGCGTTTTTCATGACGATCGGTCCGGTAATTTCGGCGTCGTCGCATCTCTTTGATGTGCAATCCGCGGCCTTTTCTGCTGGCCATTTGCCTAATGCCTGGTAATGTAGCCAGGCGCAGAGCGCGTTGACGTTGTCTATTCCTGGGGTCCCGCTTAGGGTTGAGACGCAGGTGTCAAAACTTCCTCCTGCCCAATCGTCGAATGTGTCGATCAGGTCGCTGACGCCTTTCATGGCCATTTTGGGGTTCGCGGCCATGAGGCGCTTGGTTACGAAAAGGTTGTCGACCTCTTTCGGCTCGCCAAAAATAATATCGCCCTCCACTTCAGCGTAAGCCATTTCGTAAAGCTTGTCGCTTTTGTAGTTTCTGGCGATAACGGCGTCCTCGAAGGTGTGGACAAGTCCGAGTTCGGCTTCTTCTCCGTTAATTTGCTGGAGGGCCCAAACCATTTCTCTTATCCGGTCCAGCCTGGCCTCGAATGATTCGGCTGCTGTCCGTATGCCCATGCTCTTTTCACCTCCTTTGTGGGTTTTCCTTCCGGGTATTTAAATCCTCCTTTGCAGTTTGTTTAATCTTAAGGCTTGTTCTAAATCTTGTCAAGTTTCCGCCTTTTAAATTTCTTTCAGCCAGGCGATCTTGTCTTTGTTGAATTGGTAAACTGGTAGCGCTTTGAATTCGGCGACCGTCATGCCCTGGGCTTCGATCCAGGCGAGCAGGTCGTCGGCGCTTTCTATGTCCGGGAAGTCCCATGCGGTTTTGGTCCAATCCGCGTTCGCCAGGTCGCCGTCCGGCCAAATGACGTATGGTTCTCCGGCGGCTTTCGGCGCCGCGGCGGTCATGTCTGCTATGGTCTGGGCGATGTCGACGACGTTGTCTGCCGCTTCTCTTAGGGTTGAGGGGTGCCCTACTATGGTTGCCCAGCTCTGGGGTTTCCCGCCCATGACCACAAATTCGGATTCGGTTAAACAGCCGAATCCGCTCCGCGGGGTGCCGATAATGTTTTTGGCCGGGACCTTCCCGACCATCATCAGGCTGTGATCGCCTATGTGGGTCCCTCCGGCAAAGCCTATGGCCGTGTCGGGGCTTGCTGAAAACGACGAGGCGGGCTGCAGCTGGACCTTACTGACTTTGGCCGCTACTCCCTGGTATCGCGGGTCGCTCGGTGACATCCCCATCATTTGGATAAACGCGTCGTCGGAAATCCTCATGCCGCGGTAAAGGACGATCTCCCGGATTCCTTCCTGGGCCAGGTGTTTTTGGGTTACGTTGTATTGGGCCCTGGCGATCGCCCGCAGGGCGTCGCCGTTCTGGTTGAAATAGCCGGTCGCGGCCTTCATCGTTTCACGGGTAATGTGCTGCATTCCTTTCATTCCGGTTTTAAATTCGGCGTCGAATGCCATTTGCATGGCGATGGCCTGGGTGTTGTTGTCGCCGCTGGTCTGGGCCCAAAGCTTGACCTGGTTATTGATCGCGGTTTTGTAGGCGTCGGTGGGGTATGTCCCTACTCCGTGGAGGCCGCCCGCGAATTCCCTTTCGGCGAATGCCCTGAATGCCGGGTTGTCTTTCAGCTCGTTATAAATTTCGTTGACGACCTCGTCTTTTAGCGCTCCGGCGTTCAAATAATCAAATTCCCCTTCTTTTGTGATGAAGTCCTCTCCGAGTTGCTCTGAATCCATTAAGGTTTGGACGTCGTCTAAATCGTCGAGGCTGACTTCGCCCTGTTCGAATTCGCCGGTGTCCTCATCAAGCTTGACCAGCTCTGATTCGTAAAAAAACTGCTTCCCGGGCGGCGGGCCGTAGCCTTCCGGCATGATAAATGGGACCACTCGGCAGCGGCAGTTGATCCATTCCTCGATCGGTCCGCCTTTGTCTCCCGGGTATTTTAGTCCGTTTGAAAACTCGTCGCCGGTCCTGACGATCTGGCCATGCATTCCTGGGGGCCCGGCGCTGTGATCCGCGTCGTGCCCGGAATTGTCCGGGGTCCTGGTCCGGTCGTCGTCGGCTCCCCACCATTGTTCAAAGGCGATGCCCTGCATATCCATTTCGCGGTGCCGCATCGCGTTCTGGCTGCCGTTGATCTCGGTCCTGGCTACGCGTTCGAGCTCGTAACCTCTCATGTTTTGGAAGCTGTCCTTTAGGCGTTCGGCTGCTTCGTCGATGCCCAGGCCCTGCTCGTAGCTTTCCGCTAAATTCATTTTAACGTCGCCGGTCATTCTGGCCAGGGTCGCTTCGCTGGCTTCGAAGCTGCGGCCGCGGATGTAGCCGTAGGTGGTGTGATCCATTTCGTGAAATTGCAGCTGAGCTCCGCGGTTAGCTGCTTCGTCGATGACGTCGCGTTTGGCCTGGTTCGCGGCGTCGATCGCCGCGTCGGCGGCGGCCTCTTTAAAGGGCTCTTCCATTTTCCCCAGGTGCTGCAGGAGGACGGCCTGGGCCGCGTCTCCTGCCGGGACCTGGCCGGTTTTCTGTAGCTGGGCTATGGTTGCGGCCGCGGCCTTATCGAAAAGTCCCTGGAGGCTGCTGGTGAGGCGGGCTTCGGCGGCCTGGGTCCAGCTATTTGTTGATTTTAAAGCCGTCCAAAAGTGTAAGGACCGTTCGATCTCGGTCGCTATTCTGATCAGCGCTTCGTGCATCCTTGACCGCCACCTTTATGATTTTTTCTTGAAGGTCCTTTAGCACCTTCTCGACCTGGTCCGCGGGCATTTCCTGGGTTAGCGGCTGCCCGCCAATGAATCTTTGGTCCAGCCGCGGATCGTCCGGGTCGTCCTCGATGCCGTATTTGGGGCCCATCAGCCGAATGACGTCCCTGATTCGTAAGGCGCCCATGTCGAAAAGCTCCTTGATCATGTCCAGGTCGTGCTTTTCGTCGGCGGTGTCTATTTCGCGGAATTTAAATTCCCAATCCTTGGTGTCAAATCCGTGTTCGTCCCAGAGGATGTACTGGTTGATCATCGCTTCGATCGTTTCCTGCCGCGGGTTGATCACCGAGGCTTTATAAATCTCGGTTGATTCCTCCGCGGTTGATCCTCCGAGGCTGCCGATCTCGACGATTCCTAAGCGGTAGGGCGGGACGCCGTGGGCGCTTATGATTTCGTCGCGGTTGTCTTTGCGGTATAGCCGGAAGCTGGCGTCTTTAATGTCGACGGCCAGCGGCTGGAATTCGACCTCTACTTTGCCGCCGCTGGTCCCTTCCATGGTCGGGACGGCCAGGACGAGGGTGGCGTGCGGGTTATTGGCCAGCGCCTTGAAATGTTTTTCGATCGTGTTTTCGAGCTCGGTGCGCCCGTCCTCATCGCGGTCCCCTGGGTCGTAATCGCCGGTGATAAAAACGGCGTAAGCCGGGACGCCAAAGTTGTCGAAAAAGGCTATGTTGTAATCGCGTCTGGCCAGGTCGCCGTGGACGGCGCCTAATGCCGGGACGATGTCCGGTATGCCGTAGTAGTCGGAGCGCTGGGTGTAAAGCGAATTCCAGATCAGCTCTGCGGCGCGTCTTTCGGGTGGCAGGCTGTTTAGTTCGTGCTCGCTGCCAGTGTCTTTGTCGACGTCCTTTTCGTAATTCATTTTCTTGAACCAGCGGGTTTTGTTGCCGCGCTTCTGGGCGTATTTATTTTCGCTGTCGTGAATGCGGAGGGTGTGGCCCGGCACGTGGGCTATGATTTTCGGGCGGCCGTCCGGGCTGTAGCCCTCGCGCACAACTTCAAGTCCGCCCTGGCCAACGACCTCTACGTCGTATTGGTGCCGGTAGAAAATCATGGTTAGCGGCCGGTCCTGGCTGTTGAAAAAATCTTCGATTTCCTGCTTAATGTCCGGGTCCGGGTCGTCGACCAGCGGGATTAGGTCCCAGCCTAATCCGGCGGTGTCCCGCGCTTTCACCTGGCAGGCCCGGAAATGGTATGCGTTGATCTCGGTGATCGAGGCTAAAGTCTCCGGGTTGTAAAGCGGCTGGATCAGCCCGCTCGATTTGTAGGCGCCCATGAAGCGGTCCGCCTTGATCTGGGTCGAGCGCTCTTCAGCGCCCTTGAAGGCGTATTGCTCCATGATGTCCTTTCTGACCACTCTTCCCTCCTGGGTTACGTAGCCAAACGGCTGTTTGGTTGCTGGCCGTGAGGGCTGCGGCAGGGGCTGAGATTGCCGCTTTTCTGCCCGGCGCTGCCGCTGGTATTCACGGTCGTATGCTTTTTTTTGTTCGGGGTCCTTGATTGGCATTGTGGGTCCCTCCTTTGGTTAGTGCCCGAGGCTGGAGGCGGTAATTTTGGGCCGGGCGCGGCGGGTCTCCGCGTAAGCCATGGCGATGGCGTCTCCCCAATCCGGGCTCTTTAGTCCGCGCTTCTTCATGTCGTCTTTGCTTTCGAGCTTCATCCGGCCGTCTGATTGGATGTAGTATTTCCTCCTGGTCAGCTGGCCGATCGCGTTTTTGTTCTTGAAAACCGGGCCGAAGGCTAAGTCCTGCTTAATCTTGTCGGCCAGGCCCGCCCATTGTTCGGTGGCCTGGTCCGCGTATTTCGCGCTGTTTAGCGCCTTGCTCCCGGCGTTCATGTCGATGATCTCGATCGAGCGCGGCAGCTTTCCTTCGTCTTGCAGCTCGCGTAGCCGGTCCGGGATGCCTCCGCCTAAGCCGACGGCGTCGGCCTTGATTTTTGAAAGCTGGCTCATAAATCCGTGGCGGTCGATGAAGTCGATCAGACGCCCGCAGGCGGCCATGACTCCGGTGCGCCCTAATGCCTCGCGGCCAAATTCTTCGGCGGCGAGCGCTATGCGGGCCCTCCTGGCGACGATCACGTTTTTGTCGGCGCCGTAGCGGGCGGCGTCCATGCCGACCTCGATCGGTTCGTTCGGGTCGGTTTGCTCGACCTGGTCCTGGGCCCAATCGCCCTGGCCTGCCTGCTCGATCTGCATGAGGCTGATCAGGGTGTCCTCCATCGATTCCGGGAAGCGCCCTAAAACGCGGGCCGTAAATAGCGGGCTATCCTCTCCCCAATCGTCTTTGGCGTCCTCGACGTCCTGGGCTGAAACGAGGCCCGGGATGATGAGGCCCTTTCCTTCCAGGTTCGGCGTGTCGTAGGCGGAAATGTTCTTGGTCCACCACCGGGGGCTCGAAAAGGCTTTGTAGAATTGGCCCTCTAAATTGGTCGGGTTGCCGATCGCCAGTAGCCGGGTATGGCCTCCTTTGAGGACCGAATAAATTCCTTCCCAGATCGTCTCCGAAAGTCCGGCGGCTTCGTCGGCGACCACTAAAAGGTGCGGGGCGTGAATGCCCTGGAAGGCGGTCGCGTCGTAGTCCCTGGTCGCAAATCCGAGGCCGAAATGGTCCTCTGCGAATTTCCATTCCTTGGTCATCAGGTCTCCGCCGAAGGGCCTGCCGTGATCCTTGGCCTTTTGAGCGCAAATGTGAATCTCTTTCCATAGGATTCTTCTCACCTGGCGGTCCGTCGGGGCGGTGGTTAAGACGATGCTCGGTTGGAAGCTCTTCAGGAACCAGGTCGCAATCCTGGCGGCCAAATAGCTCTTTCCGGCGCCGTTGCAGCTGGCGACCGCTACCCGGCTGTGGCAGACGAGGGCCCGGGCGATTTCTCTTTGAGCTCGCCAAAGCTCTTCCCCGGTTTCGTTTTTAAGCCAAATGTCCGGGTTTGCTATCTGGAGCAGGGCTTCCTTCTGTTTCGTCGACAGCTCGTTGAAGCGCTCTGAGAAACTCTGGGTCTGCTGCGAGCTCGCTGATGATTTTTGCGTCGTCATGGCTTAGCTTCCGCCTTTCTTCCAGGATGGTCTCCGGTTCGCCTCTGGCCATGCGCTCGATCTTGATCGCTTCCGCTATGAATCCTAAAACGTTGCTGGCCGAAAGCTCCCGCGGGTCCAGGCTCTGCAGCCTTTGCAGGGCCTTGGTCTGGAGCGCTACCGATTGCTGAATGTGGCGCTTCCGCATTTCTTCGATCTGGGTTAGGGCGGCCTCCTGGGCTACTTTGTCCTGGAAGTCGTCCCATGCCTGGGCCCGCTTTACCCAGCCGTATTTTACCGACCAGCGCTCCAGGACCGGCTTGTAAGTGTCGGGCCTGCCTAAAACGGCCGGGACGCGTCTGATTCCTCTCTTGGGGCCCATGTCCCGGTATGCCTTAAATGCCTCGAATGCCTTGGTCCCTTCATCCTCCTGGCGGTCCCATGGCTTATGCTCTCTTTCCTTTGCCATGCTAATCCTCCTTTCTTGAATCCCGGTTTAAGCTCCGGGTCTCGATGTGTAAGAGGAGCTCCGGCCGGGTGGTTATAATCTCTTCCGGGCTCCCTGGTATGCCTTTGATCCTCATGATCTGCTCCGCGAAGCCTGCCCTCATGTATTTCTCCCAGGCGCCGCGGTCCTCCTGGTAAAGTTTAGAGAGGTTGTTTGGCCAAAAGGTTATGTTCGTCGCGCATGGCAGGCAGCCGGTCTCGAATGCTTTCCTGCCCGCCGGGTACTCCGGGACGTGGCGCTTTAGGTAATCGGCTACGTCCTGGTCCGTGAAGTGCTGGATCGGGTATGCCTGGTGCCAGGCGTATTTCTTGGGTTTGAACAGGTAGCCGTTGTCCAGGAAGGTCATCAGGCGCCGGGCTGACTCCGCTGCCCGGTTTCCCCAAAACACGACCTGAATTTCCTCGGTGCCTAAAATCGTGTTCGCGTATTTTTCTTTAAGCTGGTAGCAGCATTGGACCGGGCTGATCCGAAGCTGCGGGTCGCGCTTCTTGTAAATCGTGTGGCCTCTTTTGCTCATGATCGGGTAATGGCCTCTTTTCTGCCACATGGCGATCGGGTCCTCTGCCGTCGTCTGCCGAAAGTCGATTTCGGGAAAATTGCTATAAATAAATGGCGCCATCCAGGTCTTTAGCCTGGGGTCCGAAAGGGTGGTGTCATTGTAAATCGTCAGCAGGTCCGGGGCCTGCCTGGTGACCAGGTGCAGCAGGACGGTGCTGTCCTTGCCTCCGCTGTAGAGCAGGGCGGGGCGGCCGATCTTTAGGGCCTGCTCGATGACGCGGCTGGCGATCTCGACCTTTGCCTCCAGCGGCGCTGTCTGTAATCCCTCGAGGACGCGGCGCCGGGCCGCGATCTGCTCTGCGTTCGCCCTGGCGTATACTCCTTTCATGCCGGTTGCGCCTCCTTCACCTGGACCTCGATCCCTAAGTGCGCCCAGGTCCCGCGTATCTCTTTTATCCTGGCCGGGGTAAGGACGTCCGGTCCTGCCCGCAGGATGACCTCGATCCTTTCGCTGGGCGGCGCCTGGTCCGGGCGATCGACGGCCGGTCCCATTAGTTCCTGGTAATCCGCTTCGCCCTGCTCGACCTTTAGCCGGAGCAGCAGGTCGTCGATTTCTTCTTCCCGGTAGGTTGCTGCCCTGGCCAGTCCTTTGGCGGCGAGTTCGGCGACCAGGCGGTCGAGCTCCGCTTCTTCCCATTCGCCCTGGGCCTTGTTGATCGCTATGTTCATGGCCTTTTCCTGGTCAAGGTCTAAGTCGACGACATTCGTGTCGGCCTCGGTATGGCCGAGCTCCTGCAGAATCTTTAGGCGCTGGTGTCCGCTGACCAGGTTGCCGGTCCTCTTGTTCCAAATCAGCGGCTCGAGTAGGTCCCAGGTGACGATTGATTCCTTTAGGGCCTCGTATTTCGGGTGCCCTGGCTGCAGGTCCTTCCGGGGGTTGTATTCGGCTGGCTTCATCCTGGTGAAGGCTATGGTCTCTATGTTCATGCTCCTGGTCTCCTTCCCATCTTTTCGGCTTTTGGCCAACTGGCCCATCTGGCGGCCGGGCGGCTTATCGGGCCTTTTCCTGGGCCCAAGTGCCTGGGCCTCCGGCATCTGGTCCAACTGCTGGGCCTTTTGGCCATGTCCGGTGGTTTCGGCTTTTTCCGGGTCCAACTGCTTTTCGGCCGGGCATCGGTTCGGGCCGGGCCCATCAATTTACACGATCACAACTGGCCGCTTTTTTCCTCCGCTCCGGTTTCGATAGGCAACCGCTCTATGGCCCGCCGTCATTGGTTTTGCGGGTTTTCGGCTCCTGTTATACGCTGCTGGCGCTGCCCATCTATATCGCCATATCGCCTGGTATAAAGGTTTGGTGAACAGCCTGGGCGGGTTAGGGCTCCGGCGCCTGGTTCATGGCCCTGGCCTTTCAGGCAATCTGGGCCGCCCGCGGGCTGGCTCCTGCAGGGCCCGCAGGTTCATACAGGTTTCGGCTTCCAGCTGTTCCCATTTTTCAGGGCCGAGGGCTGCCTGGCTTTTCATGCAATCTTTTCGGTCGCGGCGGAGGGCTTAGGATGAAGGCCCGCATTACACAGGAGAGACGCCGCTTGCCGAACAGCTGCTGGGCCTGGTTACGCTGCCCTTGCTGCCTGGGCCGGTTCGCAACTGGCGCCGGTATTTCCTCCGCCGCGGTCCTTTGATAACCGGAAACGATAATCCTGGGGGCCCGCTATAGGCGCCGTTTTTATATTTTTTCCCTCCGCATATGGCCCTTTTTTATATTTTTTTTGCCCTGGATAAGCGTTTTTTTATATTTTCCCTGGTGGCTATAGGCGCTTTTCGGCGCCCTGGGATAACCGCACCTGCCGGGTCCCGGGCCCTGGTCCGGCCTTGATCGGAATTTTGGCGATCGCCGAAAAACCGCACGAATGCTGGTGTTAGCAAATGCTTTCCGTTGATTTCAGATGCTATCAAATGATTTCATTTACTATCAAATGATTTCCGTTTTTCCGGGGGCCCTCTATTCCCTTAATTTAGGAGGGAATTTCCAGCGCCCAAATCTTGGCCATGCCCTTTGCCGTTAGCTTTCCTCTTGTTTTGGCCCTGGTTTAATTTCCATTTCCGGGTGGTCCGGCTTTTCTGCTGTCAAATGATTGCAAATGCTATCAGATGATTTCGTTTGATTTCATCTGAAATCATTTGTCCCCGTAATCCAATCCAATCCAATCCTATCCTATCCGGTTAACTCCTCCCTCCGGTCGGAGTTAACCTCCCCGGGCGCCTGGCGCCGCCCGGGGGCTGGTTTAGAACTCCTGGCTGTTTTTCCTCTGGCGCTTAAAGGCGTAAGGCCCTGGCTGCCCGGTATACGGATAGCGCTCTATAATTTTACGGTTATACCTTTTTACAACTCCTGGCCTTATCGGCTCCGCCTAAAGTCCGCAACCGCCAGGAAGCCTTTAACGGCGGGCTTTCCCGGGTCCGGCCGGTCTGGGCCTTGAGTCCTGGACAGCTCATTACACCTCACCACAGCTTTTACATTACTCTTTTCCCGAACAGCTCCGGCGCTGGTCCTGGGCCGCGGGTTTTTTGGCGAGGCAGGAAAGGCCGATGAACATTGACTTTTTGGGCCTTCGCTTTATGGGCTGCTGCTCCCAGGGGCCCGGTCGCGTCCCGGAAGGCCAGGCGTCGGGCGGGGCCTGGCTGCGTTTTCGTCCGCCCTTCGCTATCCCGCCTCCCTGCCTCCGGTCTCTTTCCAAAAATTAGGTGATTAAGGCGTAAATCCTTATTTTCCGGGCTTTTTTGGCGTTTAAAATGTTCTTTTTCTGTGCTTCCCTGGTATTTTGCTCGATTTTCAAGGATCGGTGCTTTTTAGGGCGTTTTTTGCTGGTCTGTCCTCCTGCTGGTTTGTGTGTGTGTGTGAGGGTCCCAAAAAGCGCTTTAAAACTTTTTTTTATTTTTTTTTCGTTTCAGGCAGGAATTTGGCTTCCTCTTGTAGAATAAAGGTTTGCAGCCGCCGGGGGCTTTCGGTCATCAGGTCCCAGGGGGCTTTTTAAGTCCTCTTTTTCGCTTCTTTTTTTCCTTCTCGACGTTCTTTAAAATCTCGATTAGTGCGGTTATGGTGAGGGCGGCGAACAGGGCAGCTGCTGTTAGGAGCATTCCTTTTTCGATTTCCATTGGTTCGGGGCCCTCCTTCCTGGTTAGAATGGGACGCCGTCTTTTCGGGCCTCCTCTATTGCTTTTTCTTCGGTTGCGGGCAGTTTATTCTGGGCCGGTTTTTCCTGGTCCATCTTTTTTTGCGGTTTTTTCTTCGGGGTCTTTTTAGGCTTCTTCTCTGGTGGAGTGCTTATCACGGGCGCTGTATCCGGGTCCCAGGTCTCCTCCTTCATCTCCCCGGTGAATTCCTTAAGCGGTCCGGCGTCAAATTCCACGGTAATGCTTTCCTGGCCTTTTATGATCTGGCCATCTATTTCGGATGCCTTATAAACCTTCTTCTCCGGCTCCCAGGTTTTTTCGGCCGGTATGCGCTCCGCCTTCCTTCCGGTGTAGCGCTCCCAGCGGCTGACGATCACGTCGCAGAATTTCGGGTCGAGTTCGGTGCCGTAGCAGGCCCGGCCGGTTATTTCGGCGCCGATCAGGGTGCTGCCTGATCCCAGGAAAAGGTCTAAAACGATTTCGCCTTTATTGGTGCCGTTTTCGATGGCCCGGCGTCCGAGCTCGACCGGTTTTTGGGTCGGGTGTTCATGGCCTCCGTCGCGGCCGACCTCCCAGACCGTGGAGTCGTCGTCTGCCCTGGTAACGTGCAGGACCTGGTCCTTTTTGGTCAGCCGGATGTGGCGTAATTTTTTATTTTTCTGGGTACTCGGTAAAATGACCAATTTTCCGCCCTGTCCGTCCATGACCGCGATTCCTCCGCCCAAGGTGATCGTGACGTCTTTTGGTTCGGCCTGGGTTACATACCAGATCGCGCTATTGGCCCGGTCGCCGTAAAAGGCGGGTTCGAATCCGGCCTTGCTGGCGTAAAAACAGGGCTCCGATTGCCAGCGCCAATGGCTCCAGCCTAAAACCATGTGCGGCTTTACCCAGGTTAGGTATTGGCGCTCCTTTAGCCCGGCGGCCTCGAGGCTGTATTCGTATTCCTTCCGGGTCTGGTAGGCGTGCCAAATGTAAAAGCCCGCGCTGTCGGTGGAATGCCGGGCGGCGAGTTTGAAGGCGGGGGCTAAAAGGCTGATGATCAAATCGTCCTCTGTCTTGTCGTCGCCCAAAATGCAGCTCCCGCCGAATTTGTCGGAAGTGGCGACGTAGCTGATGCCGTAAGGCGGGTCGGTGAAAATTAAGCTCGCTAATTCGGAGTCCATCAGGTAGGCGACGTCTTTCGCGCTGGTCGCGTCTCCGCAAAGGACGCGGTGGGGCCCTAAAAGCCACAGGTCCCCGGGCCTGGTGACCGGGTCGCCTGCCGGGGGCTCGATCACGTCATCTTCCCCGATCGGGACCGTGTCGCCTGCACCTGATATCTGGTTGATCATGCGCGTGAGCTCTTCTTCCGAGTAGGCGGTTAGGCTGGTGTCGCCGCCTAAATCCTCAATGTCGGCCATCAGGTCTAAAAGCATCCGGTTGTCTAAATTGGCCAGTTCGGCTAAACGGTTGTCGGCGATCAGGTCCGCGTATTCGTCGGCCTCGCTTTCGTAATCCTGGTAATCGACCGGGACGGCGCTGGTCCCTAAGCGCTTGGCGGCCATTAGCCGTCCGTGGCCGCGCACCACCAGGCCCGATAATGTGCTAATCGTGATCGGGGCCCGCCAGCCCTGCTTCTTGATCACCTTGGCCAAAAGGGCGACCTGGTCGTCCGGGTGCTGGTTCGGGTTTTTCGGGTTGCCTTGGACCTCGTCTGTATTTACGATCGCGTCGTGGGCACAATAAACCGGGATATTCCCGGCCATGGCCTTGACCTTTAATTTGCCGCTTTCTGTCATTTGAAGCTCCTCCTCATATTTGGGTTTTTAGGTCGTCCCGTCGTCCTTAGTGTAATTGCATTTTTTGAAATTGTCAAACACAAAAAGGCCCGGGGCCCTTTTTACGGGGCCTCCGGGCCGATTTGTTTTGTTTAGCGGTCCAGCTCTTCTAACTCGGCCAGGCGGTCCGGGTCGTAGCAGCCGCCGGTCTCGTAGACTTCTCCTCCACAGCGTCCGCAGCGGTAGCCGTCTGGAATAATTTCCAGCTGGTCATTTCCGCAATAAGGGCATCCGTCCGGGTCTCTCATTCGTCGTCGTCCTCCTCCTGGTATTTGAAGGTGCCGATCGGGATGCCGCATTGCGGGCAGAATTTAACGCCGTTTTCCTGGGGCGTCCCGCTGATCAGCTGCCAATATAGGTCGCAGCTCTGGCAGGCCCAGGCGTCGTCATTTTTGTCGTAGGTCCAGGTTGTTGTTTCCGGCTTTTCCTTCTCCAGCTCCTGGACCAGGGCACCGTAATTTATTGCGGCGTTTAAGCTCCGTTCGATGAAGCGGGCCCTGCTTTTTATTTTCATTTCTGCTCCCTTCTATTCGTCTTTTTCCAGGTTTTCGATCGCGCTGGCAATCTGGTCTTTAACGATCTCTATAAAAACCGGGTTTTTGGTTTGCTCCAGGTTCTGCAGGTTTATTTCTGCCGCCCGGATTAACTCTAAGGCGGCCATCTGGTTATTGGTCATGGTCTCGGCCTCCCTTTCCTCTAATTTTTGCCGGACGTATATTACCTGGTAACTCGCGTTTTTGAGGTAGACCGGGTTGCCGTCTTTTCCGGTAAGGACCATGTTCATGTGGGCCATAATTGCGGCCTGGTAGGCGGTCGGTATAAACTGCTTGTTCATCAGTTAATGCTCCCTCCGGGCAGGTTT